CAGCGTGTAATAGTGGTAGTCTTGATCGCCGCGCTTTACAAAGTTCTCATGCACAAACACAACTTCATAGTCATCAATCGGTGCGTCTGTGTCACGTCTGCTTGGGCCATCAAACATATTACGTGCATCGTCTAAGTCAGCGGCATCCTCTTCTTTGCCTTGCTGTAGCGTAGCATCATCCAGTTCTTTCCATGCTGGCTGGCCTGTCTTGGGGTCTGCATCAACCATCATCTGCTTTACGTCGATAGCAAACATAGGCCGTCTGACTATGAGATATGGGCTACTGCCAACAGGGTCTAACCAATCAGCCGCTGGATCAAACAAAATGTTTTCTGGCTCTATTGGCTCTATCACAGGCTCATCTTTTACCACCGTCATGCGGGGCTGTACGTCAATGTCACCTTTATCATTGATGATTGGCATACCATTTTCGTCAGCTACCACCTCTTCGCCGTCCTCTGCTTCAGCATAATGCCAGAAGATCTTGGCGGCTGTGATGCCGTAAATGTCGGCTGTCTGTCTTGCGCCAACCAGCAACCTAAACCAAGGTATTGTCTTTTGCAGTCTGTAATTCAGCAACTCTTGCATGATGCCAGCAGACGCTAACTGGTTAGGATCGTTGTCATTTTGCGGAGATATGTTAACCACGTCATTGGTGCTAAAAAACGCCTGTGCAGTGACTGCTTCGTTTTTTCTTACATATGACCTGACCTTTGGCCTAAACAGTCTGGAACGTCGTTTAAATGCGTCTGAGTTATATTTTGACCCTGCTGGGTGTTCGTTGTTAAACAGATTTAAGTTGCGTTCCCAATCATCCCTATGAGCCGCTTGCACATAGTCAACAGCATTGTCATAACAACTACGGCTTAACTCTAACCAATCGGTGTCATCTTCTGGTGATAGACCTTCGCCATCATCATCAACCTCATAGTCCATAAGCTTTGAGTCGGCTGAACCGTCTGTAATACGCATTTCTTATTCCCTACCAAGGACTCTTACTGGCTTCTTCAGCATATGCCGCCACGTCTACATTGCCGCGCCGTAAATTGTGACGCTCTAGTATTTCGCCGCCAGCCCTCATTATTGCGTCTTCGAAAGTAACGCTAGGATCGTTTAAATTTATGAAGTAACCCATGTCTGCGCTTAATGCTGGATTACGCACGATAGCAACAGCGCCACGCACTGCCACTTGCCATCTATAACCTGTGTAATGCTTGTCAAGTTGTGCCGCCGCACGTGATGCCATATTCATCTCTGTCGGCGTAGGTACACCAGCTACATCACGATAAATCGTGACGTTCTCACTTCCATCCATACTTCTGCCCTGCACGTGGCTCACCTTGCACAAAGTAGCGACCTGATTGGTCTGCATCATATGTGTCTGACGGCTTGCCAAACTTGTAGACCCAAGGGTAGTAAGCTTTTTCGTAAAAATCCCTGTCGGCCTCTAACACAAGCGACTTGAATGAAATGGTTGTCATTTCTTTTTGCCGCCTTTTTTCTTTTTATGATATGGCATTGTTATTTACCTTTTCTTCTTTGTTGGGTTCATACCACGAGTGTTTTGATACATTCCTCTACCCCTCGTAATCATACGGCCTGATGGTGCTGGCCCTTTACGCTTGGTAGTTTTCTTCTTGTACATTGCCATTTAACTATCCTCGTAATAGTCGGTTTCGTAGTAATGATCTTCGCTTACACGATGATCAGGCGATGCAAACGTAAGTAAAAATGCGTCTGCTAGGTCTGGTGAGCCACCCAAACGTTGCTTTGTTTTATCTTTTGGCTCTACCTGTATTTTGCCGCTTGCTGTCATTGCATAACGTGGGGCAGTCAACTCACCTATTAAATCTGGATCATCGACCATCTTGCAGTCTCTGGCCTCTAACCATTCGCGGCCTTTGAACCACAATTCATCACGTAGCCGCATATATCTAGCCCTGACACTTGGGCTTTCTGCTACGTTTATTCCAATAGCTGGCAAGTCTTCATCTTGCAGTATGTCAACCACGCCACTGCCTACGCCTATCGAGTCAATCAGTATCTTAGCTGGGCGCTCTGATGACGGCGTTTGCAAGTATTCGTCTATTACTATGCCAGCAACCTGTGTCACTGACTTGTTACGCCAGCTTTTTACTGGCTCTAACATCACATTGCGCTGACGTTTGGCTAAAGCCGTTTGATCATCACCAAACCTTGCCACGTCCAAGCCCCATGTGGGCTGACCCATTAGCGGCTCTACATCTCGACGTATAGCGGCCTCACAGAGCGACAAAGAGATGATTGCGTCATCTGATTGCTCTGGGAAGTCTCCAAGCACCCTGACGGCGTATATTGCGCTGTCAGCACCATACTTAGATGCCATTTCTTTTATAAAGCTGGGATCGACCCTTGTGCTTTCTGCACAACTAACACGCTTTGTCCACCAGTTGCTTCGTTGCTGATTAAATGCGTCAAAGAAATAACCGTTTGTCCTTGTAGGGTTGCCAACCATCAACGTCTTAGCGCCCTTGGTTGACATAGCGCCCTGACCTACCTCAAAAATTACCTCGTCTACCCCAGAAGCCTCGTCTACGATAAACAACATATTATCGCTGTGAAAACCTTGGAAAGCTTCGGGCTTCTCTGGACGGCTAACCCTTGGCACTGCAAATGCTGTGTCAGGTTGTGATTTCAAATAAAATCGTGTTGCAGTCAATTCAAATAAATCTTGCAACGCTTTCGGCATTTTCCTGTGCCACGTTGCTAGCTCTGACCAAAGTATGTCTTGCAATTGGTGACTTGTCGGCGCTGTCACTGCAATCTTAGACGGTGATTTGGTATACATCCACCAAAGTATTGACCATGCGCTAAATGCTGACTTGCCTACACCGTGACCTGACCTGACAGCTATGCGGTCTTCAGTGCATAGTGCTGTCAGTGCTTCCGCTTGCCATTTCTCCGGCGTCACCTTCAACGTCTGTTCCACGAACATCGTTGGGTTCTGCGACCACGCTCTGCCCAGCCTCTGCCACTGATCTTGTGAGCCATTCATATATTGAACCGTTTACCTCTGCTTCTACTTTCTGTTCGACTGATGCAAGTTTAGGGTGAATGTATGGCGCGGCTGACTTCGCGGCATCCATACGTGTGTCAAATTCTTGCGTTGGATCACGCATAATGTTGAGCATATATTCTAAAGGCGTTATTCCCTCTTCTGCACAACGGTTAGCTATCTCAATTGATTTGACGTTTTTACTACCTTTTTTTCGCCCAGAATTCGGCCTTGGGCCGCCATGTGCCATAATATTCCTCTTGGTTTATAATTGGTTTTTTTTCAAGTTATCAGTGCATTGTTGCATCAACTGGGACGCACTCTTCCCCTGCTAACATAGACGCATATTGTCTTGCCATTTCTTTGTCACTAGCGGCAAATCTTGTAACTTCGATCACAACCCATGAACCGTCCACGTGTTCCCAAACAGAAACGTTGCCTGTTCCTATCTCTGGATTGTTGAAATAATCTTGTATTTTCATAATTGCTTCCAAAAAAAACGGCTGGCAGTGTTGGAGGATGCTACCAGCCGTTTAACAAAGGAGTGAAGCGGCAATGTCAAAACCGCTATGGTCTGCTAGACTCTGCCTGTGATTTATACACGTTCACTTTGGAGAAGTTACTATTGGATTGTTACTGTCGGTGATATTAAAACAGGAGATCACATTGTATAAATGCACAAGGCAGAAATCTAACAGTGGAAATAACTCTAATATCGAATTTTTAGTACGTCAACCCACTTTCTGCACTAGATGTTGTGCGTAACGAACGTTCATTTTTCGTGTGCGTACTAAGCGTTGTCCCACTGTCCTTTGTAGATTTAAATAAAGTGGGAAATTTGGCACACTAAACGAAGAAACAGGGTGCCGTTTGTTAGGTAAGTAAGCCAATTGTTTATAGCCCCCCTTCTTATGTTTTGATTTTATCTTTTCTAAAGATTCCGTAAATTTCACGGTAAGTAGGCGCCGACTCGCAAAGCGTTTACTAAAGCGGTTTTGACAGCGGAAAATTGCAAAAAGAAAACTATTAATCCCAGAGGTTTTTTTCAAAGCTTTCCATGCTTGATCTTCATTGTCTGCTTCGATGTGATCTGAAAAGTTTACATTAACGCTAACAGAATATTTCTTTTTCATCATTCTATCCCTGTAGAATAGCGGTTATATTGCGGTCTATATATCTTACAAATTCTACTCGCCCATTCACATGAGGCTTGCCGTTCATAAAATCTTTTAACGCTTTTCGCGCATCCTTGAAATTAACACCTAAAATAACCGAATTGGCTGGCATCCCAAGATCTAACGCTTCGTTCCTCGCACCCTTGATAGTTTCGCACCATTCAGTATCTGTTGATTTTAAATTTTTGTATAACCAAACAGCGTCCACGTCACGATCTTGCTGGTAAATTTTATTCCAACGTTCATCGTTGAGAATTGCTTTATACATTTTCATGTCTCGTCCTCATAATCTAAATCTTCTAACTCTTCCTCTAGCCCTTGTCGGCTGTTGCCTAAGTCTTCATGCGCAAAGGCAAACGCATTAGTCACGTTGCCGAAATCTTTATCTGCTTCCACAAGATGATCACTAAGCTGTTGCAACAACGCCAGCGCCTCTTCTAATGCCTTGCGCCTTGCATTGTATCGGCAAGTCTGCCGCAATGTCGGGGCAATCATTGTACTAACCCGAAAGCAACACCGTAAAAAAACATTAAAGCTGGTAGGCCGATCATTACGATCAGCCCCCCAATAATTTCACTTACTAAACGCCACATTTTTTTGACTCCCTTTATAATATAAATACGATTGCGCGTTTACCGACGGCTTGCCCCATCGACCACACACTGTCGTTATAGAAATACGAGTAGGTGCTATCGTTTAATAGAACGCGATACCTCCCTGTCTCTTCGTTTCCCTCAAGTGTTCCTTGCACAGAAATCTGAGGCTCAAAATGCTTCCTAGAACCAAGTGCAAATTTTTTGTTCGCGTGGATAACCTTTGTCCATGAAACACAAACTGTCTCACCGATAAGGCTACCTAGCTGTTTGTCAATAGCCTCTTGGCTGTCTTTACCTACATCCAATGTGTAGGGCGCTTGCTGTATGTTAGCCATTATTATTCTCCCTACCTTTTTGCAATTTTGTCGAATTGTGCATTAAGCAACTTGGCTCTGTTGCCCATTGTGTCGCAAACGTGTGTCCACTTCGTTCCACTTTTGGCCCATACAGTGCGATTGCCACAACCGATGCGTGGCAGTTCGTCTTGTAAGTGTACCCACATAAAGGTTGCGCCGTTTAGCGTTTTTGGTGGCTTCTTGCCATAAGCGTGTTTTGGCATTTTGAATTTCATTTTACAACTTCTCCAAAAGTTATTAACAATCTAAGAAGTATACTACACTTTTTACTAAATGTCAACTGCTGTTTTTTAGCCATTTTGAAAAGTGGATGCCCTTTCGGGCATCCTTGTAAATTATTATGCGCTTTTTGCGGCAAACAATAACGACCTATCTACAGAAGCGGCAACAGGCTTGATGTTAACACTTGTGACGTCTTTTTTCGTCGTGTGCGCTCTTAATAGTTGCCGTGACACGTGTTTATGGATTTCTTTGTTGTCAACCATTGTGCGCTTGTGAGTGCGAACCTCAATCGTAGCCTTGTTACCAATGATGTTTACATCCTTACCACGTGCTTTAAATTCAGCGTGTATTTCGCGCTTACGTTGAACCAATTTTTTTAAATCTGACTCGATAGCCACTAACTCATCAGCGGCTGTGAAAAGATCAAATATATTTTCCATTATTTTCTCCAAAGTAAGTAACGATTTAAGAAATATAATACACTTCTATATATGCCACAAGTTTTTTCTGTAGCTTATTGCACTTTTTTTTATTTTAATTTATAAAGAAAAAAACAATGGAGAGTAAAATGCACCAATATGGTAAGAGGTTGCGGGATATGCAGATTCCGCAAAAAGATTTCAGTGCAAAAATAGGTGTGTCGTTACGTGCTTTACAAAATGGTATGAAAACTGAAAACAAACGATATACAGCTTTAATTCACGCATTAGAATTAATGAGTGCAGATAAGCGCGACGAATGGTTAAAGCTTCCATAGGCTCGCCGCCTCATCTAAAGCCTGACGCAACAATGATACTGGCGTTTCTTTCGACGGCTTCCAATTGAGTTTATGCGCCCACGTGGTTGCAAACTCACCATGACCACACACGCCGATTAGCACAGATGCTTGCCGCAAAGTCAGACGCCCCAACACGTCACGCACTTGCTCCCTCGAATAGACTTCATCATCTACCCCGCCGCCTACACCAGCACTAGCGCCATATCTCGCTGTCACCCTGTTTTGATTTACAGACCTGTAATAGTGTTGCCGAAAAAGGTTGCCAGCTTCGTATTGTTTGTCAGTCAGCAAGCTTCGATGCAACATTACATCTAATGGGTGTTCATATCTCACACGGCGAACAGTCTGCACAGCCTTACCGCCTTTAGGTTTAAACGCTACATCATCAACTGGACTATGTTGGCTTCTCTCCGGCGTTTCTCGTAACTCTGGCGGCTCTAATGCTTCTTTCTTTTTACTCATTGGTGACTCCGTTGTGGTACCTTACAACTGGTTCTTTTTCGTGTGGTATTCTCCTGTCAAAAATAAGCCATTGGTAGTTATGGATAGGGCTTGCCTTTGCTGGTTCTTCTGACCAATAAGGCCGATATTGCAAACGGAGACTGCAAGCGAAAGGCCACTGCCAATAACTGGCTCTAGTTTTAGCGCAATCCCAGCTAATCCGCATCAAAGCGGCGGCAACCTGTATATCACCTTCTGAAACAGCGGTAATAACCGTCTGCATTAAATCATCAACAATACTTTTTTTATATGGCGGGTTTGTAATGACGCTTTGAAAACGTCCTTTCATATCTCGTAACGTGCCGTTGACTGCTGGAAATAATCTGGTTGGCTCCGTTCCGTTGCAAAAGGGGTCTAAAGCTGGCATTGGTATGTCAGGGTAAGCCGCAAGCAAACTTTTAATACATCTACCATCGACTGTTGGGTAATGATCAAATTCGTGGCGTGTGAAATTACTAATTACGAAAGCCCTATTCATCGTACCTTTCCAGATATATATGTTGTCGGCGTAAAATCCATGAATTTAGATTTTCTTCGATGACTTGCAAACGCTCTGCAAAGTCAGCATCTTGCATAATTTTATCCTTTATTACTTTTACACCATGCAAAACAGTCGTGTGATCACGCTCTAACATTCTGGCGATTTGTGTCACACCCATACTGCGACAATGTTTTTCAGCTAAATACATTACTACCTGACGTGGCAATGCAATGTGTGACGTTCTGTTTTGTAAGTTGAAATTACACATTGGGTCTAAATCGAACTCTTGCGCTACAAACTCTTTGATTTGTGCAAACACTTCAGCCTCTTTGTAACGTGCGTTAATAGCGTGATTTAGTGATAAGTGAGGCTCTACGGCAAGCTGTTCTGACAATTTGCTAACCAACCACGCCGTCTTTTTGTCATCCATTGCGTAGTCAATAACAGGCTTCGCTTGGCCTTGTATAAAAATTTGTAGCCGTAACGGTTGGCCGCCGTGTTTTGGAAATACGTTTAGTCGCATTGCACCACCCTCATTTTTGTTTTTGCTTTCATCCTCACGACATTACTTGGCAAATTTGCACCCTCTGGCGCTTGCTGTATGAGCATTGTCTTTTCACTATCGGTTGCCTCGTAAAAAGCTTGTTGGATAAGCCGTTCTTCTTGCAGTCGTGTCTGATCAGTTGCCCACGGCTGTTTACCGATATTGCCGTACTTTTCCCATTGTGCTTGCAATCTTTTGACAGCACTCGTCTTTTCGGTATTTTCGTAAACGTCATTGCGCCAATAATCGCCATCCATCATTTGCTTCAACCATGTTGCACAATGAGCGAAACTTTGCCAATCAGGTTTAGTTCTAATATACGCTTGCAAGTCACTCATAATTTTTTCTGTGGTTGTGCCTTTTTTTCGTGTTTTTAGGAACCGTTGTCTTGCAGAATTTTTGTCACCCTTCTTGTTTGGATACTTACTGTAAAATTGCTCAAACTCTTCGTGCATTTTTTCTTGTACACTATTTATATTCTTATCTTGTTTCTTATTTTGATTCTTAGAGTATAACTGTGAGACATCTGTTATCTCACCATGAGACTTCTGATGTCTCACCATGAGACTTCTCCCATCATCCATAGGCAGGGTAATTGTGTAAGATGAACTGCGCCCTGTCTTCTCCCAAATAATGTAATTTCGTCTTTTCAAACTCTGTAAACACCTGTGTACCGTAGCGCGGCTTAACCCTGTTTCTTCAGTAAGTGTGTCGATGGATGGAAACACGTTAGGCAGATGACTTGCCAAAATTAACAGCGTCAACTTTTCGCTAGGCGGCAACCGTAAATCACGAATAGTCGGCAATATCATTTTATGCACTTTCCTTCCGTTTCCATATATTTAATCACCAGCGTCTTTTGATTTGGCTCTGTCACCGTCAACACCGTGTCGGGTGGCGCACCCTCTAAAATCTTTCTCACCCAAGCCAAGCCACCCTTTTTACGCTTTTGCTCATTAGGTAACTGTTTGCCGTTTGGGTAAGTAAGCCAATTATCATAAGAATTTTTTGCGCCCAATTGTCCGGCTCGTTTGTCAACACGAAATCCTTTTACTCCAATCTTTTCAAATTGACGTAAAACTTTTTGCTCATCAGCATAGCCAAGTCTTGCGGCGCGACTTTTAGCCATGCCACAACTCATCTATAAAAGTGTCAGCATCTTTAACTTTTTGCACTAGCAACTTTTCTAACTGTTTTCGTGTTTTAATGCTTGCGGGTAAACCGCGATTTTTCCAGTGGGTAACAGCAGACGGCGTAACGCCTATCATCTCTGCAACCAACGAAACGCCGCCAAGTGCGTCAATAATTTTTCTGGCTAAGTAAACATCCATAAATCACCTGTATTACATTTTGTTAAGTCTTTCAACCGTTATAACTTGTCACGTTACAAAAAGTAAAGTAAGGTGTAAAAAATTTTTGGAGAAGATTATGACAAATAAACAAACGGACGAACCGATATTATCACAAGCGACTATCGAAAAGATCAATAGTAAGCCGTATCCGTTAGGCCATTATGAAACAATCACAATGGAATGTTTACGGCTAGTGGGTTTAACCAGAGAGTCAAAACGTTTCAAAAAGCTATGGGAAAAAATCAATGCGCCAACCAAGCGATAGAGTAGCGTCAAAAAACAACATCTATCTAGGTGCTTCTCTTGCCTACCGATTGATCAATATGAAAAATGGTTTGATGGATGCTTGGCTGGAATACACAGGCCGAAAAGAGCCAGAAGATTTGTCAACAAAACTTAACGTCTTGATGGGCAGTCATACCGAAAGTCTCAATAAACGTTATTACGAAATGATGACAGGGTACGAATTTGCTGACAATGACGCTTGGCGTAAAACGTGGCGTGACAAACTCGAACTAGAAACACAACACCCTGACTATCCTTGGTTGTTAACCCACCCTGATCAATGGCGAATTGATGATGCTGGCAACATTGTATTAGTAGACTTCAAGCATACAAACGAAAGAAAGTGGAGCAACAAAGAAGAGTTAGTAGATACTTACTCTGCACAAATGCAAATGCAAATGCTGGTTGCACAAGCGGCTTTCGGAGTGCCAGTTACGCAATCGGAATTGTCAGTGTTTTTCGGAAACAGTAAATGGGATGTTATACCTATACCAGCGGAGCCAGATACACAGCAAAGTTTGTTGTCGTTGTATAGAGGCTTTTATCAGCACGTTATGAACGATGAAGCGCCAGATTCTGATTGGGAGCCTAAAATTAAAATCCCTAAAGTTGTGCCGCATCAAACGCGACAGATGCACCAAGACAACGAGTTTTGTGAATTAGCCGCGCAGTGGGTACGCTACAAAGACAGTTACAAAGCCTTTAGCGCGATAGACTCACAGCTAAAAGGCAAATTGAAAGACGATGATAAGGAAATATTTAACGATACTGTGCGAGTGTACAGAACAGGCGGGGGGCAACGCCGTGTTAAACTTTTGGAGAATGATTAATGGCAAACAATACACCGTTAGAAAGTAGCGACAAACGGCTACGCGAGTTTTTACCATCTGACAGCGATTTTAGAGATGCTGTATGGCTTCATAAGCAAAGTGGTATGAAAATTATTAAGCACAAGTATTTAAAACAAATTGCGGGTCTGCAAAAGATTAAACCAATTCCAAGTAGCGTTGATATAAAGTTCTATGCAGAATTAAATAAAGCTACGTGTTTTCTGTCTGTAGAAAATGCAGAGGGCCAACAGTTTTGTTCAGTTGCAGAGGCAGATCCTAAAAACAATAAAAATGCTTATCCTGTGATGATGGCGTATAAGAGGGCGTTAGATCGAGCGATATTAGAAGCACTTAATTTGCAAGGGTTTTTCTACGCCGACAGTGAAATACCATTAACAGAAGAACAACCAGAAGCGCCGTCGAATGTCCAAACTACTTCTGCACTTAAAGACAAAGCAAGCAAACAAGTTTTAACTATGCTAATCAATAAATTGCAACAAGCCCAAACACTTGAAGCATTAGAAGCAAATAGGCAAGCAATTAAACAGATGGTTGAGTTGGAGTCTTTGACGCAAGAAGATAAAGACGAATTGACCGCTGTATATAATGGGTTACGGACAAGTAAGTATCGTGCATTAACTGGTAAAAAAAATGAATGAAAAACAAGCCAAAGAATTAATAGAATTAAAACGTAAGATTGCACAAGCGACCACCGCAAAGCAGTTTAACGCCGCCGCTACCTATGCCCTCAAATGGGGCAAAGATAACCTGTCGGCTGGTGACATAAATATGCAATCAATTATTAAACTCATCACAGAGCAAAAACAAATTTTGCAAAAACGAAAGGGTAAATGAAAATGGCGGGATTGAACAAAGTTATGCTTATTGGAAATCTTGGGCGTGACCCAGAAGTTCGAGAATCAGATTTCGGAAAAGTGTGCAACCTTAATATTGCTACTAGCGAGTCTTGGAAAGACAAACAATCTGGCGAACGAAAAACAAAAACGGAATGGCATAAAGTTGTTATATATAATGAAGGTCTTGTAGGTGTAGCAGAGAGATTTTTGCAAAAAGGCTCAACCGTCTACATTGAAGGACAACTGCAAACACGCAGTTACGATAAGGACGGCGAGACTCGCTACATTACCGAAATAGTCTTGCAAAAATATAAGGGGGAGTTAACAATGCTTGGAAAGAAAGACTCGCCAGACGGCGGGTTTCATGCGCCAATTGCGCCAAGCATGAGAAAGATAGAAACCGACGATGATTTTGATTTCTAAGATTTTTTTATCTTCGTTATCACTTAACCAGCAAGAGAAAGAAGCAGTTTATTATTACATAGAAACGGTTAAACAAACAAAGAAAGGCTGAACGATGACAGGTGTGCAAATTTTAGCGTGGGCGTGTTTAATAAGTTTAAATCTTCTAGCAATCTATGGCGGCTTAACACAATTAAGTATTGTGCATTAACTGGTAAGTATTATGGAGAAAAACGCCCAAGGGTGGCACGTCATCGCTGACAGCAAAAAGGTGGGGCAGTTGGGATGGTTGCCCGAATACAACAAAGAGTTGCAAAAGTATCGGGGTTTGTCTGACGCTGGCACTCATTGGGTAGTAACAAAAAAAATCAAACGTAATCACTACCAAATATGGGCAAAGAAAAAAGTTAGGGCAAGCAAGCCTCAACCTTGGTTTAATTTGCGGAGAATAAAATGATCTTAATAGAAACAACTCTATACAAAGCGGCTGTTATCATAAGCTTTGTTGCAAACATGGCAGTGCCAGAAATTAGAGAAGAAAAAAGATTTACACTTGGGGATAGATTTGTTGACCGTTTAGAGTGCGTTGAACAAGTGCAACATTATTTACAGGCTATACCTGATCACTTCATAACAGAATATAATGTTAGAATCGAAGACCAATCGTGTTTTCCAGTTAAAATAAAGTATTACGTTTCGCCGCCTATTCCTCGTCAGCGTCCTCTTCATTTTGGCACTTGCAAGCACACGTTTCTGGGTTGCAATTACACTGGCAATCTTCACAAGTACATTTCTTTTCAGTAGTCATCACATAAGCCTTTCTGCCGTAATAACGTCGATAATAATTCACGACAAAAATAAACGGCGTTCATCGAGCCGCCTTAATTGTAAACCTTTAAGCTTGCGTCCTGCCGCAAAACACCACTTAGGAAATTCATCTGCGGCCTGTTCATTGCGCTCTGCCAATATATGTTTACGGAGCGTCGAGGCTTTTAGACTTCTGCTACCAAGATTATAACAAAAACTCACAAGCGCAGAGTATTGGTTAACGTTCAAAAAATGAGAGGGAATGAGTCTACTGACACTTTTTTCGTAACTAATTAGCTGTTGTTCAAGTAGGTCTAACGCTTCGTCTTGTGTGACAGGCGGCGTATCTTTTGACACACGGCTACCATCCAGCAATCTAGTCGCGCCGTACCCAATTGTCCACACGCCTCCGCTACAAATATATGGATCACTGCAAAACCCTTCCCACTTGCGAATTAGCGCTTTTCCTTCACTGTTCGTTTTCATTGATTTGCTGGATAACACGGCTGATGTTCATAAAATCAAGACGGCTATTTGGCACGTGCCGCCATAACGTTTGACCGTCATGTTGCGTCTGAAATATTGTTTCATATAAACCGACTTTAATAATTAATGCTTGTTGTGTGCCGTCAATAATTACTAAATCACCGCTATTGAAAGCTTCGCCCATAATAAATTTAACGCCACATAAAAAATTAGTTATTGCGTTTTTTAAAGCCAAACCAATTATTAAAGACAACGACAGAGCAATAATAGGTGTTAACCACACTGCTACATCTAGAGAGATTTTGTCTATTTGTTCCATTTAACATTTCCAACGCTTTCGGCTCAACCGTAATGGGCTGTTTGGATCTCTTGCAGACTTTGGAAACTTCTTCATCTGACCAGCACTACGCTTGCAATACGCCCTCTGACGTGCAGAGCCTTGCTTACCGATTGTTGCGCCCTTTTGTCCATAACTAACTTTTCTAGTGCGGCCTGTTTTCGAGTTTTTAACAGTTTTAACCCTAGCCTTACCTTTTGCTGGCGTTGCCATCAGGCTCTTCTCGTTTTGCGTTTAGTCGTTTTCTTTTTACGATCTTTTGCTGTTAGAGCCGCTTTAGCAAACGCTTTGTCAGTTGGCGCACCCTTACTGTTAGGTTTACGCATCCTCTCTGGTTTTTTACCAGCCGCTTTCTGTGCTTTTATACGTTCTCTTTTTCTATGGATATTTCTGTAAAGACTCACTTTTTATCCCTTTCATTCCACAGTTGAAATAACGTCCGTACCTTCTCTTCTAATACGTCTAAACGATTAAACGCTTTAGCAAATAAAACGATTGCCGCCGTTACAGCTACCAACACAGGCCAAATCGCGTTGAAAATATCCAGTAATGTTGCACCTTCCATTGCATTACCTTTTCTGAAACATACGACTGCCGAAATAGAAACTAATGATACTTGCCAACACAGGGCTATCCACTGACTGATCCCAGATCAGGGGCAATGCGTCAGCCGCGACAACGCCGTTTGCCATCGCGTTCCAAAGACACACGGCTTTAATCCCTAAATAAGCGCCAAGAAAAGCAAACGCTATTGTAGGCCGCACCATCGCCCTGTAAGTGCCAACCCAACCGTCATTTTTTTCGTGCGCTTTGCTGGCATATAAAGCCACCATCTCATTGCTCATGCTTTCGACGTGCGCTTGCTCTAGTTGATACTTTGCCGTTTGCTCTGCGAGTTGGGCCTGTTTTTCAAGCATTGCAAGTTCGTGAGCGTTACTTTGTTTTTGCTCAAAATAACCAAGTATTTTTGGCAAAAAGCTAGTGCCAAAACCTAACAATGATCCAAGAATAGTAAGCAAGCTACTTAACCAATTCAGCTACGCCGACAAGAATTAGAAATCCAGCCACGCCAATACACAGCACTTTGCTGGTTTTTGTTTGCCTCTGCCACCACGCCTTTATGTCAGCGGCTAGTTCATATACTTGGTTCATTTTTTCTTCCCTCTAAGTTTTTGCAAATTTGCGTGTATTACCTGTATTATTTCTTCTGCTTGTCGTTCATTAAACAACAGAGAACTGCTTTCTGTTTTAACCACTACATTATCACCGTCAACCTCTGCCCATACATTAGTTGTCTTTTGCGGGGTCTTTGGTGCTAGATAACTTGGCCCTAGTTTTGTTAATACGTTCAACGCCTCTATTTCCTTTTTCGTATAAATCAAATTCACACACGACAGCGCCGTCAGTGCCGACAATCATTCGCACGACCTTTGCCGCTTTTTGTTCTGCGCTTAACGGTCTTGGCCCTGACTTAGTTTCTAAATTTACCGTTTTTACGTCGATTAATAATATAATTGGTGGCCCAGCAATTCCGCGCCTTTGGTAAGCAATTAAGTCACATAGCGATTGTTGACCAAGGTGTAAAAACACCTCAAATTTTCGTCTCGTTAGAAAAGCCGCCGCCGTCAATTCAGCCCACGTGCCAAGCCTGTGGGATTGATGGCTTTTTATTTTGTTGTCTTCCATGAGACAATTAGCGTATAGCTTCCCATACCCACGCTACAGCACCAGCTAACAACACAAGCACACCGCCAAACCTCAACGCTACCCAGAAGCCGCCACGCGACATATTCAAGGCTTTTGTAAGCTGTGTGGTGTCTTTGCGTATTGCGGCTATATCTTCCCGCATATCTGCAATTGCTTGCTCCGCTTTACTCAACCTGTCGCGTTCTTCTGGTGTCATGTTCATATTACCGTCTTACCTGACAGTTGTAATGTAGCTTTTATACCTTGATCAACAACGCATGAATGGTTGTTTGGCAGATGAACAACAGCGGCCCATGCGCCGCCATCACCCTCTAATTGCATCCATATTTCGGTTATGTGTCCACGATCTGACCACCCACGATAAACGCTTACCATGCCAGTATTTTTAAGAGATTGCATAAGCTTTTCTCGCGGTGGGCATCCTACTTTTTCAGCTACAGCAAAATTTATAAAAAAGAAAAATGCCGCCAATGTAGCGGCTATTCGCATTACAAACTCCTTTTATTTTACCTGCCAAATCTTTGCGGTAATTGTTTTCTTATTTCTTCTGTTGTTGTTGGATTTGCAGAAGAGGCACCGACTACCGCTGACACATTTGGCAACAAAATTTTCGGACGATTTGTAAATCTATTTGCCATATCAAAGTCATTCGGTTGTCGAAAACCAGCCGTAGGGTCTGCAACTTGCGTTTTAAGATCTTGCAGTTGCGTACCACGCAGAAGGGCTTGCCGTGTTTTTTCACCACCGCCAAAAATTAATCTACCAACAGGCCCAACACCTTCGAGTAACTTACGAATAAATTGCACAGGGGCATCACCAGATTGAGGGCTTATAACTTGCTCTCGCTTGTTTGTAACCCTTTGCGCTACACGTGAAAATTGTTGTAGCCGTGACAACTCTTGTGGCGTGAACACCTCTTGCAATAATTCTCTTGAGTCTTTCATTGCTTTTTTAAAAGAAGTAGCAAAAACATCACCGCTAAAAATAGGATTCATTTCAGCATCCATATTATTTGTGCCGTCATTTTTGCGGAATAAACGCATAACCACTTCTTCTTTTATGCCCTTAAATGCGCGGCTATCTTCTCCAAGCAATTCTTTAAGCTTTCTCATAGCTGGCAACGCTCCTGTTTTCATGCCAACATCATTGGCATTGAAAATTACGTTTGCAATGTTAGCGTCTGCCTCACCAGCCCTAACTTTGTCTATTATTTTATTAACTAAACCAGCATCTTTCCCTTCGTAATTTTGTCGCAAATTGCGCCATATACCTCTTGCTTCTTTAAATTTATTGAGAGCGTTTATGTCACCAGTGACTAAACCAGCATCAAACGCACCTTCGATAAAATCATCTAATTGTTTAATCGCGCTGTTGTATACGGCTCCTTCTGCTGTTCCTCTTTCTTGTCTAGCAAAAGCACTTAAATCTTGTCGAAAAGCTTCTAATCTTTTTGCTGATAAATTTGTTGGGCTTACTGTTCCTCTATTGCTTACAGCGAAATCAGCGGGAGCATCTTCTAAAAGGCTGTCAATTGATGATAAAACATTAGTTCGTCTTTTTGGATCTGGAAATTCGTCTTTTAAGTTTGCTTTCAGCACATCAAGAAACTGTTTTACACCACCAGCATCTAAATCTGCGCCAGCATTTTTTGCAACATCATAGGCAGTGTTGCCAGCTTCTTTTAATTGATCAGCTTGTCGTGTTAATTGTTCGCCAGCCAATCTAGCGCCTTGACCTGATAATAATGTTTCGCCTGTGCCTAGTTCATCTTGTAACAACTCTCTGTTTTTCAAAAGTTGTAAATTTTGTTCACCTGTTTTTGTTGTGATGATGTTTTGAGCGTCTGGCCCAAGGTTGCCCCTTTCAGCGTTCCTTTCAAGATTTTGCACTTGTAAATCGCGTGTTGCTTGTCCAGCCGTTAAGTCAATTGGCTCTGGTAGTGTTTTAGCATCAGCCACTGCCGCCGCTTGTTCTGTGTTTAACTTTTTGTTCACAGTGCTAAATTGTCGTGTCCATTGCTCTGTGACATTATCAGAGTCTACGCCTAAACTGTCTAAAACTTGTTTAGCTTTCGGACTTAAATTGCCATCAGGTGTTATGTCATTGCTTGTGAACAATCGTCTGAATACAGGCGTTAAAATACGCCCTGCTAGTTCACCGCCAATCCCAAACGCACCAGAAACTATAGCGTTTAAATAATCAACACCTTGGTCTGATCCAGCTTGTTTAGCTAATAAATCTTGCGCGGCGCTACCGCCAGCCGCACCGCCACCCACTGCGAGCAAACGCCCAAGTGCGCCGCCTATTGGTTTTGCAACTTTTCCCAATGCGCCAATAGACAATGCTTCAATTCCGGCGGTTGTACCTAAATCAGCGAAATCTTGACCAGAAATACCAGCTTTGTTGAGATAATACCGTTGTGGCTCAATGTTGAATTGTTTTGCCTGTTCTGGCGTAATATCAACAAACACGTTGCCGAACTGATCTGTTCCTTGATTGAGCCGTTGACCTAAACTGTCTTCTAATATCTGAAATTTACCAAGATCGCCTCTAGCTAATGACATACGTTCTGCTGACATACCTTTTGGAGTCAGAATATTAGGTAACTCTGGAACATTTGGAAACTCTGTGCGGTTTTCGCCAGTCACAAAATCTTTTACTGCGCCTACACCTCGTTGAATAAAACCACCAACATTTGACCCAGCCTCTTGCAACCGTTGCATACCAGCCTCGACACTTTGTTCTGGTAACGGTGGTTGTAGTGGTTGTTGTTGCATTTGTGCCGTATATTGTTGCACTGCGCTATCAACAACACTTTGTAACTCTTGCTGTGATGTACCCTCTGGATATTCTATAACAAGAGTTTTACCGTCTGGTGTGCTTATTTTAGCTTTTGGCATTTTGCCTCACACTATTCTATTCTTATAGAAAAATTACGAGGAACATTGATGCCCCCACTATTGTTATTAGACGATTGCAAACCTCCACCAGTTTCCTCAAACAAGTTTGAAGTTCGCGCTATGTCGCTTGCCTCAACATACCAACGATCTATTTCATCTTTTACGCCTTGTGTTGATTTCGCTAATTCGTCATCAAACCCTGCATCTAAAACGCCGTTGTTTTCTTTCATATACTTATTCATCGCTCTTTGCGTATCTAATATTAATCTTGCTCTAATTTGAGCGTATTTGATCAAATGACGATTGCCTTCAAGGCTCGTTGTCAAATTTGGTGACATTTTATCAAACCTGTCCATTTCTCTATCAGAAATAGCGCCTTTGGTTTGCGAAATGTAATCCATTGCCAGTTGTCCTGTTTTCGCGGCAAAAGCTTCTTCCGTTGCTATCAACTCTGGATCGAAACCAGCGTCAAATAAACGATTTCCAAGCTTCTTTGCTTCTAAAAACAATGCAGAGCCAATACCAGTTTGACCGCCAAGGCTCTCTATTTTATCTAACATTTTGCTGGCTTCTGCAAAATTATCTAACCTAGTTCTAGCATCTCTCGCTTGCTCACGAGCAGTTCCAAACTCTTTGGCGAAAACTTCAGCTATTTCTTTCTTAAAAATGTTTTCTGGCTGTGCAACACCAGCCTTTGCTAACTTTTGTTGAATATCAATTCTTTCTTGAATAGGCTTGCCGTCAGGATCAAACAAGTCTGTCGATTTTATAGCAGTCGTATACCTTGATGGATTAGCACTCAACTCTGCTGACGTAACGGCGCGGTTTTTCCCTGTGCTACGATCATAAAATACTTTGGGTGCATCAGGTTTTACAGGCGCAAATGTTTTTGGACGTTGTGCTTTTTCAGTTAAATTACCATCTGCACCTACTTCATATGCGGCTTGCCCTTCGCTTAATATAACTCTGTCTTTTTTGGCTTTTACAAAAGTATCATACAAACTAAATGCTTCGTCATACATCCCATTTTCGGCATAGCGTTTAAAAGCGTCTTGGGCTTTTTTGCCCATGCCTAATTCTTGTAATGGGTTTACTTTTGCAGAAGGTGTAGCGGCAGTCGTTTCAGAAAATGTTGGAATATTTGGTTCATCATCGCCAAACATTTCGTTGTCACCTAACGCACTAACGTTAAACGCATCGGCTTGATCAGCGTTTTCCATTGACATTAAACCCTCTACCACTGCGCGACGATTAGCTTTCTGTCGGCTTATTTTCCCTTGCGCTACAACATCATCTGCTAACTTGTTAAACGCCGCCGCGCCTTGTGCAAAAGAATTACGTGGAATAGTCGGTGCGGCAGTTTGAAGCTGTCGGCCCCTTGCTGTTACTTGTGGGGCAATCCCACTAGCGCCACTAGCAACTTGTCGTAATTGTAACGGTATACTTGCCCCGCTTGCACCGCCACGCCCCATGAATGGATTTACAATTACAGCCATCTTATATTACCTTATCCATAAAGAATTTAATCACACGTTTAATTGTTGGCTTATCTTTTATAAATTCTGCAATACGCTCACCGTAGGCCATGTAACCTTTTCTCAACCACTCTGGCGCATCGGAAAATAACCACTCTCTAAACAATAACCATTGTGGGTTTTGTTCGCCGTAAACAGCCCTAGCAACCCAACAACCGCCAGCCCCCATCTTGCCAGCTATCTTAGCCCCGCCTGACAATAAGTTACCAGCACCTGACATTTTACCGCCCATGTCCCTTGGCGTTTTGCCAATCGTTGTCGTTCCTGTAGGTACACCAGAGGCAAGGCCAGCACCAAAGTTAACCATCTCCATTGGGTATTGGAACTGTTTGATAAAATCGTCATAAGCAAGGTCTAAGCTTTGTTGACTTAAATTTTGTTGTGCGCCGCCTATGTTCAACAAGTTTTGCACGTCAGTATTTTGCATATTTTGTTGCGACTGCGAGGCATTAGGCAACGCTGTTGCACCCTGCATCTGTAATTGTGCGCCCAGACCTGTCATATCGTTATATTGGCTGGCATCCTGTAGGCCAAACGTATTAGCCGTGTCAAACCCCTGTTGCAGTAGCTTTGCAACGTCATCACCGAATGTATTTAATGCGGCTTCATTTGTTAGCGCCGTTGCAACGCCTTGACCGCTACCACCAAATGCACCAGCGGCTGTAGCAAGTGCGTTATTAGACAACTGCGCTCTAGATAACGCATCGCCAAAAGTATTAATGTACTGGTTGATTACTTCATTTTGATAAGGATTGAAATAGTTTTCCGCTAAGTCAGCACCTTCGACCACGTTTAAATTTATTGGCTCCATTGGCGGTGGGGCCATTGGGATTGTTTCACTGACAGGCACAGGATCAGGCGAATAAGTAGGCTGTGGCGCGGCTGGCGTGTATGTAACTGTTGGCTCTGGCTGTGTTATAAGTGGTGCGCCTCTGCCCTCACCCATACCATGAATTAAAAAATGATCTAGGCCAGTGATAACCCCATCGCCATCCGCATCGGCGTTTGCCGCGATTGTAAAAGGGTTGTTGGGGTCTGCTATTGCAGTTGCCACGTCTTGATTTTGCGCCAAGTAAGCGTCTTCATCAAAATTTTGTAGCAAAAAATCTCTATCAAATACGTCTAGGTTACTCATTTAAACCTCTAAGCGGTTGGCATTGGTAATTTAGGCAATGGTATTCCTGTGGCACGTTGCGTATTGACCATGCCATTTTGCATACTTGTACCCTGCACTCTTGGCCCTTGTGCAAATCGTGCAAGCGTATTTATGCTTTGGTTCATAGCTGGCTGAAAAGATCCAACGTTTGCCCTTGTCATATCAAATGCACCCAATTGATCAGGCGTAAAGCTGGCAATACGCGGCAAGTCATATTTAGGAAAAGGTCTTTCCATGATTGCTGGCGTATAATCCAAAATGCTGTCAACAAGGCTTTGTAACCTTGGATCAAGTTTGACTGTTGATGATGATGTTTGTGAGCCGCCACTCATTAGAATAACTCCTTTACAAATCGTTTGCTGACTACTTCTGTTCCTTCTAAATACTTCTCAAACGCCCTTGGCGAATGACAGGTAATACGTTGCGCCTTGATTGATCTGGCTAAATCTTCTAGCCACTGCACATGGTTTGCCAATGATGCTGGTCTTCTAAAACACGCTAACCACACGTGTAATTCCATCTCACCAAAGTTGTTCACTGGACGCAAAAACAAAGCGCCTTGTATTGTTGCACCTTCTCCAACCACATAACAAAATGTGTCGTTGATCATGCACTGGTGGTAAACGTCTTCTACAATAAATGCGTCAGTGCATTTGCTTTTGTTTCGTGCTTGCTCGATCATATATCGCAGTTGAGGCCATGCCGTCCTTAATGCGTCACCTTCTAATCTAAGCATTTATGCAAGTTCATCAATCTGGTTTAATCTCATACCGCCTATTCTTAAAGCCCGATCATAACCAAACATTGAACCGTCATCCATTAATTGTTTATGCAACGGCGTACCAGCTTGATTATAAAAATATTCAGCGCCATATGCGCCAGTTGATTTATCAGGCAAAACATAAGAACCGTCTGAAGCTTGCTCAAAAATTTCATAAATGTTTGGCACACCCATGTTGCCGAATTGTGGACGGCTATAACCACCATCACCAAACATCATCATATTTTGAAGACCTTGCATTTGCGCCTGACTTACACCTTGTTTTGGCCCGTCATCAGCTACAACCTCTGGCAATTCTGGCAGTCTAAAAATATTTTCGCCACGATCTGTTGGGCCTTGTGGCCCTGTGTATGCGGCTGTCTGTCCGTAAAACAATGGGTTGTAACCTTGTTGCGTCACGTAAACGGCTTCGCCAGCATTGACGGCGCTTATTGGCTCACCTTCTGGCGTTTGAAAAAAAGCTTGTCGGGCAGACGCTGGGTTCATGGTTGGTCTGCCCATTGTGTTAAACCCAGCAATTTGATTTATAGGTGGTAGTGTGTAACGAGCCATTACTCTCTCCGTCCAGCAGTTGCGTCTATGTCAAATCTCATTTTACCAAGTCTCCAAGTATTCGGCGCTCCATTGCGACTAAACTTCCAACCTAATTGTCTTCCTGTTACACGCACGTCAACACGCTCTGTTGTTGGCCCAATCGTAAACGGCCCATTGTTCACAGGTGTAGAATTAGGTTTGTCTTTTGTAATTAACGTTAAATCGCCGCCAGCAGATAATGATTGGAAGTCTGGCACAACACCTGACACATCCATCATTACTTCACCTTCGCCGCCACCTACATTAAGATCAACAGGCGCGGCCTCTACAAATGCCTCAAACGGATCACCTTGGGCGCTGTCACCCTTTTCATGCAGATAAGTTTCGGCGTAATTATAATCAGGTGACCAACTAAACATAATTGGGTAGTTTTCACCTGTTATCCCAAACGTTCTGTCAAACGTGCCAGTAGCAAACACATTTTCCTGTATGCTGAATATAATATACTTGTTGCACTCTAACCCTGACGCTGGATAGAAAAACCATGCTTCGTTAAACTGTGATATGCCCACGCCAGCTATTTTGGCTTGCTGTGATCCTGTAACCACTTCATCGCGCATAAAATCGCGCACAGCACAAGGTATCGCTTGCAACGTTTGGTTTTGAAATTTGTAGAACTGCCAGTTTGATGACAGAAACACTAAACCGCCTGTTTGCGAGTCTTTAGCAAATGCCCTTGGCGCTATGATGCCAACATCTGCCACCAAGTCTTGGCTGTAAATAAATACTGTATCTTGCAAGTATCTAAGCTGGTGCATACTTGCGTCAGTAAATACGACAGTCACAAAACTACTTGGCACAATGCTTATAATGTTAGAACCAGCGCCTAGCCGCAAAGATCGTGATGTATTCGTTGCCGCCGCTGTCCAATCGCCAGTAGTAAATCCTTGCGCTTGCGCGGCCCATATAACCAGCAAGCCATCAAATCCAGAGCCAGCGTCACAACCGCCTAACACCAAAAATTGCTCTGGCGTAACTGCCATATAATTGATTTGTGTAGGGCAGTCAGTAGCGGCATTAACTACACAGCGTTGACTCCTGTTCAATTGCCAACGGTATAAACTACCGCCTCTTGGTACAGCTACTAAGTCTTCGCCGTAGTTTTCAAGCAACCAAATTCTTGCGTCATACGATGTCAGTTGTTCGCCACCTGACCCATATACGCCTAATCCGTACCCACCTGTCCCATAGCCAGCTTGTGATGTTGTATTCTGCAAGCCAGCCGCTAACTCTATAATAATCTCACCGTTTACCCCACCGCCTGATGCCGTAGCATTAGCCGCTGGACACGCAACAGTAAAAGTCGTTGCGCTTGGAACCGTTAAGACTTCCGCTTGTGTATGCGTAACATAATTTGGTGAACCGCCAAGACCAGAGCCTGACGATGTAGCTGGCGTTTCTACTTCAATTAAAAATTCAGACGTGCTTGATACATATACACTGTGTCGTATGTTTATTTCTGTATCTGGTATGCCATTCTGTGCGCCACTTACACCGCTTATCGTAACAAAGTCACCATTGCTTAAACCGTGATTGGCTAATGTTACCCTGATGATTGTACTGCCTATTGTTACAGCTAATGGGCCACTAGCAAACGTGCCAGAGCCACCACCAATTGTAACACCGCCAACAGCCGTTAAGCCTGTAATATAAACAAATGTGCCTACTGTCATATAGTGACTTGCTGACGTTGTAATAGTGGCTTTTGTCTCTGTATTAACAACGCTGACAGGATCGGTTGGCATAGAAGCTGGTGCTTCTACTGGCGTTATATCCCACAGATTTTCACTGCGCTCGACCATTAACTTGCGATGACTGCCAATAGCTAAATATGCGTTGCCGTCATTATCGCGCCATTGGTGCGCCCCTCTTACACGGCCCAACATTGTGTCGGTAAATTTTAACTCCCAACCGCCAATAACTTGTGGTTGTGCGCCAGCGCCTTGAACTGACCTATAACGTATTTTATCGCTATCGACATACGCACCAATGCTGTATTCACTAGCGTCTTTAACAGTGCCAGCTTGCGGTTGTACTGCTACTAATGGCATTTATTCCTCAACTATTTCGTATATCAAATCAATCCAACCATCAACGACACTCAAAGCACCGTCAACGTATTGATATTTATGCGGTTGAAAATCTTCTGGCTCATCAAGGCCTTCAACGATAGTCGTGTTTTCGGTTGTTGCATCCATATCAATCAATTCTATAAAGTCGCCTTCTGACACCGTTAATTGTTCGCCATTCAACTCAAGCGTTTTTGCATCAGGCCAGAAGCGACCGACCGTGTTATCACTTTTTCTAATTTGTGCTTTCATCAATTCCTCACGCAATTAATAGCTTTGTTGCGGATAATGCTTTGCCAGCAGGTACGTTAAAGTTTGGATCTGCCGTGGTGTTTAAAGTGCCATCTATCCGCACGAAATAATCAGTGACAGCCGTTAGCCCTGTTTGTGCATCAGAAACATTGCCAGTAGTTTGTACCGTTGCAGTGTTTCCATCCGTAACTGCCCCTGCGCTAAACCCAATAAAGTTTGATGCAGTTAGATTTGTTGAGTCAAAACGTACGATGGCGGTTGATCCCTTGTTGCCATCGCTTTGATCGTGGAATGTAGCTACAGGCACATTTTGCGAAGTGTCATAAACAGTGCCATGATAATAACTAGCAGTGGTGTCAAATTGTTGTGGCCCGCGTGTCGTTATTGCACCGTTTGCATCGACTTTAACAGCAACAACTAACGCACCATCAGACCCACTGCCTGCATATGTTATAATTAATTCTTGGTTGTCTTCGTCGTAACCATAGCGAGTATTTGCAGAGTTACTCATTGATCCACCGTAGCCACCGCCTTGTGAAATGATATAACTAGTACCAGTAGAAGTCCACGCATCCCAACGCCCAAGATTACTATTGTAAAACCCAATGGATACATAACCAGTGGAGTTACTATTTAACTGATACACAAAAACCATATGTTGCGTAGGTGGAAAATATTCCAAAGCAAAATATGAAACTGCATTACCAAACATTTGCGTTGCTGGGCTAGTTGATAAAGTAGGGGATGCGCCTGTACCACTTACAGTAAGCGTATATGCTTGAGGCCAACCATTATTACCAGCACAAACATGAACGTGCTTGTAGTTTACAGGATCATACGCTTGCTGGTTGCTATAAGACAAACTACTTTGCATTGTAATAATACCGCCAGTTGTGTAACTGCCGCCAGAATAATTGTAGGCTTTGGCTCTTGCGTAATTACTTGATGAAATATCTCTAAATCCGACTACAAGTTGATCATAATAAGCATCGTAGGTTATTCGTGTGTGCGCGGCTGAATTAGTTCCATTTACGGCTGTTGCGCTCGTTGCGGCTGTTAAGGTTGTTCCGCTTAACGAGTAAGCGCGAATCGTTGCATAACCGTTATTTTGTTCAGTATAAGCTATATGGACAAGCTGTGACCCAGAGTCATAACAAATGTCTAAGTTAGCTACATAATCACTTTCAAACTGTACTGGTGTGCCAAACGTAAATGTGTTTGTAGAAGCATTGACAGTACCCGCGACAACATAGCCAGACCCAGATTGGGTATTATCGCTGTAAGCTATGACAAAAGCATTTTGCCCTGCATGAAAACATCCACTATTGATACCTACGTTATTGGCAACATAAGCCGTTTTTCCAGCCGCCCCGCCTTGAGTACCAGCAACCGCTGAAACTGTGCCATTTGCATTGAGGACTACAGGATCGCCATTTGCTAACGTGCCTGATGCCGTCAGTTGCACTTGATTACCCGCTGGCGGCGCTGGGGCTGGTGCTTGCGATACCCATGCTCCGCTGCTTGCAGTCAATAAGTTGCCGTCAGAAGTTGGATTAATTAACGCCAAATTGTTGGAAGCAACATCTCTCGCTCTACTCATTCGCTTGGCCTTTCTGGAAACTCAACATTGGGCCAGCCATCTTGCGCTGGCAGATCACGTAATGCCTGTCGATACGTTTTCATCGCATCGCTCATTTCGGGTGTATCAGGCAAGGCGGCATAGTCGGTTTCGCCTAACAATCTGTTTCTTTCTTGCCGCGCAACATTTGATCTCATCGCGGCTATGCCATCATTAGCACCAGCTTGTCGCGCTTCCCATTCAGCCTGCTCTTCGTCTGTAAACGGAATGTTATCAAAACCATCAGGAGTTTGTGTGTATTGTCGCTCACTCATTTTTTGATTCCATACAAGTAAAATTTTGCGTTAGTTATATTGCCGTACTCACCATAAAACCTTAACCCTGTATATGTGTATGATGTTTCATATGCGTTTGCCGCAGTGTGTGTGATCATAGTTCTATTGCCATGTTGGGAGAACCAGTTATTATCCATAGCACATTGCGCTATAAATCGCGGACCACCTGTTCCAGCGGGTGCGCTATTTCCACCTGATCCGTATGGGGGGTTAGCAAGAGTAAAAAATATTTGTCCTGACAATGTTGTTCCATCACCGTTTCCTATTGTAATGTAGTTGCCACTATTATCAGTTGCTTGACTGTACGAATTATAGTGTTGTGCCATAGAGAATTTATGCCTTGGGGCAACTAAAACAGAACCACCTGATGTATATAAATACGAGACTCTTGCGTTACCTAAACTGCCACTATGTTGCCAATAAGGGAAAATAATACAATATTGACCATAGGTGGCATCATCAAACCCTGCCGCTGTACCATTTATAGTTACTGAGGCTACGCTACTTGTGACAGTTGTTGTTGACAGCAAATCCCAAGATCCACCGCCAGCCGCCGCCCAGCTTGTCACTCCGTTGCCGTCTGTTTTCAGAAACTCACCACTGTTACCAGTATTTGGGGGCATGGTGATACTGTGATTTCCTGAGAATGCTGAGTGGTTAGGCGATTTTAGCGAAACATAATGAGACCCTGCTTCACAATAAAGACGAAGCTCTGAAGGTGTGCCATTATTCTTGACCGCCAAGGTGCCATCGCTTATGGCAAAACTACCCATCTGCAAGTCACCGCCAAGTGCTGGCGAAGTGTCTTGTGATACTTCAGTGATTATATTCGCGCCACTTATTTGGGGAGTGCCAGAAAAATTTGGGCTTGCTAAATCAGCTTTCGCGGCAAGTAAATTATTTACTTGGCTCTGGTCATACGTGTTTGCAAATTGCGTTGTTGAAAAACAATGGATGCAAACTTCGTCATTTGCATTAACGCCAGAGGCTAGAGTAATCGATGTGCCGTTAGTGGCTGTATAATCAGTTGCTTTCAGTAAAACACCATTGAGATAAACTGAAATTGCCGCCCCGCCAGCAGTTTGATCGTAGGCAATGCTTCCTGACGCTGGAAATACAGTTTGGTTTGCAGTTGCTACAAAATCATGTATTGCACGCAATCCAGATACAGCAGACCCAGCGTCCTCGAACTGTGTTCCGTTCCAAATTCGGAGCTTGCTACTTGAGGTCACGTAGGCCAAATCACCCGCAACCAGTGGCGTTGCACCGTTACCTCTAGCTGTCGGATCATTTGTGCTGACTTGGTATATTGTGCCAAACGCCGATACAGCGCCATTGGCTTCCGCATTAGCAACAGATTGCACCTCGTTGCTAATTCCTGCTACTGTCTCAACTTTTCCTTTGTAAACTGACTCACCAACCGTTTCCACTACCGCTTTATATGTGGCATTTCCTACAGTCTCAACGAGTGCTTTGTAAGTTGACTCACCAACTACTTCAACGAGTGCTTTATAGGTTGCGTTACCCACCGTTTCAATTATCGGTTTGTATGGGCTTGTTGCAATATCTTGCAATTGTGCTTTATATGTTACATCGTTTAGCGCCTCAATTTGGCTTTTATAAGTTGCATCAGCGACTGTTTCAACTTTCGCTTTATAGACAGCCTCTCCTACCGTCTCAACAACGGATTTATAAACTGACTCACCTACTGTCTCTACTAATGCTTTGTAGGTTGTTTCCCCAACCGTTTCGACTAACGCTTTATAAGTTGCGTTACCTACTGTTTCGACAAGAGATTTATAAACAGACTCTCCGACAACTTCGACCAGTGCTTTGTAGTTTGTCTCGCCAACAACCTCGACCAGTGCCTTGTAGGTTGCTTCTCCAACAACCTCGACAAGCGCCTTATAAGTAGGGTTTGCAACCGTTGTTATGTCACTGCTTATCCCTGCAACGGTAGATAAGTTATTAGTTGGCGCTATCTGCCCAGCCACCGTTTGTAGGTTGTTGTTGGCTATTTCTGGGGCAACTGTGGCTACATCTGTGCCTTTTGCTAAGTCTATTCCATATAGTGTGCTACCAGTTTGCCAGATAATCGCTGTGTCGATATTTGCGGCTACGCTTACGCTTGATGATCCGTTGTTGAATGTTAATGCGTAAGTGCCACCAGTAGCGTTCTGAATTACATACCAACGCTCTGTAGATGGTAGCCCAATAGTAGGCGCTGATGATAAACCACCATCTGTAAATCGTAATACCCTATTTCGTGCTTGGTTCGTTTGATACAGCGTTGTTGATAGAGTTATGTTACCAGTAAGGCTTATCTCTTCTACACCCGACACAGCCTCATCTATTAGCGCCAAGGTATCTGAGTTAAGTTCAGCACCCCACGTATCAGCGAAATCACCTGTGCCAATCAAACGTAATGAAAGGCGTTCTGATGGTGTTGAAGCCATGTTTTACTCCTAGATTGTAAACCATTGTTGCGCGGCTGGGGCAAAAAACAGTTTGCTTCCAGACGCTGTAATTGTTGTTGATGAACCGCCGTCTATTGTTTCGTTAGCTTGGCAATAAATTGTAGCAGTATTAGCACCACTATTTCTTATACATACAAAGCTACCAGCGTATGCTAACGGCAATTTTGCGCCTGTTCCTGACGCTACTGTAGTTAACAAAACTAATGTAGCATTTATGTCTGACGCATCTGTTGCCGTTGAACCTAAAGTCACAACGCTTTGCGTAGGCAAATCACTGACATAAGGCAGTCTGTCGCGCTTTCTGTTTTCTAAGTCAGCGACCGCCTGATCAATTGGCAAATAAGGCATATCACGTAACGACTACTGACACGTCTAAATCCCAGCGCACTTCATCGTCAGCTTTATGCAATACTTCTATTTCACCCTCTGCTAAACGCAACCAATACAATTTATCGCTGTCGTTCTTCAGAAACTCATTAGCCATTGCTAAACAGACGCAACGTAATAAACGTGGGTTGAAGTTTGTCAGAAAGTTAGTTGTATTGCTTCCAGACAATGCCGCTGGCTGACAATAGTAACGCCACCTGTAAGCATAGGTTTGATCTGGTGCTAACGGAAAAAATGCTTTGTCAGCGTCAATGTAAAACTGTGTCGGCTTGCCCTGACTTATATTACCGCTTGTATCGTATGATCTAGCTGACTCGATTGCATCCAATGTTGTGTGGTTCATCGCAAGCTTCTCTGTGCCGCTGTAGAACAACGAGCGTGAGCCAATAAAGTCAGTAGGCACGTCTATGTAGTCTTGACCCACAACCATATTGCCAGTGGTTAATTTCAGCATCTCACGCACACGCAAACGCCTGTAAATAAAATCTTCTGCCTCTGCTAATATTGTCGGTGCGGAAAAGCTGTCATTGTTGACCCAATTCTTAATAGAACCGTCAGTAGCTTTATTTGCGACTAGCGTTGTGTAATCCATTCTTTATAGCCTTAATAATTGTTGCTGGCTCTATACTGGCACTGCATCTTGCCGCTTTTGTGTTGTCATCTTGGTTGCAGTGTTCAAAATCAAAATGCAGTCGGTGACATGGAAAACACGCCGTATTTTGCGGCAAGATTTCTTTTGTGTTTTTCCAGTGTTTTGTTAGTTGTTTTGGCCCACTGTGACTGACTATTACAACCTTATGGTTTTTTTCCATGCAAACAGCGTTTAGAAGCCCTGTTTCTGGCCCTACAACCACGTCTGACACTTGCGCCAGTGCCATTGATGCCCTCATTGGCAACGTGCCGCATTGAGCCGCTATGCGCTCTACAGAGCCATATCGTTTTTCTGTCTCTTCAAGCACAGACTCTTGCAGAACCATTGCTTCTTTATCGCCCATCAACATGACGTAGGCATTTGTCTGTTCTAACAGCCCTACAAGCACGTCTGCCATGTGCGGATACCATTTATGTACGCTGGAACCAGCAACAGCCCATGTGACTAACGGCGCATCAAACCTTTGCCGTATTTCTTTGGCCTGTTCTTTTTCATCAGCCGTTGCATGGAAAACGCATCCACGAAAATTATACGGCACGTCAGCAAGATCATGTGTTATCTCCATATAATTCTGGTTAAACAACTTGTGCCTTGCAGATTGTGACCAAAAATACTTTGGGTGTTCGTGGCTAAGTAGTAACTGCCCTTCTATGCTTGAACTGAGGTTAACAACTTTATCATATTCGGTTGCGATAGCTTGCCAGTACGTCACCAAGTCATCGTTATGCACTTGGTTGCGGTCTTGCACCATCAATTCGTCAATGTCAGGGTGCGTTGCGTTTATAACGTGCTGTGGCGCTTGGCAATTTAACGTCACATGGTATCCTTGCTTTTTGAGCAATGGGAATATGCCAGCGCATATAATCTGATCGCCCCATGCGCCATATCTTATCACAAGACACGACTTGTCTGGCTTTGGCTTTTGCTTTTCTTTCTTGTTTGGCGTGACAACCAGTAACTGATCACGCTGTTTTGCTATCACGCAATCTGACCAAACACTTAATATGTTTTTTGCTTCTGTTTCGTCTTGATTGACAAAGATTATGTAGCCGTCTGGCTTGATCACCCTGCGCCAATCTTCAAACGTGTTGCTTTCTAATATTTCAGCGCCATTGATTACCAGCGCATCTAATTTACCATCTGCAATAATCTCTACAGTGTCGGTTAACAGAAAATGACCATACAAAGGTTGATCACCACCTATCTGCATTACTATGCCGCGACTATACGGCACAATAAACCACTTGGGATCAGAAATATTTGATTTTTTTTGCATTTACCTCTTGCAACATATGTAAATGTGTATTATATTACATTTATTGTTACTTATTTGGAGAAATTAATATGTTTTGGCAAGTTAAACAACACAAAGAAAACGGCGAAATTATTACAAAAACTTTTTCCGGTGGCGGCTCAAATTGGTCTACTCAAGACATGATAAGTTTTGCATCGGACGGTACTGCAAAAATTGAGGCAGTGTCTTTTTTTGAAGACGTAGTTAAAGAAGCAGAGGCAACTCAACGCATTTTAGCATCTGACAAAACAAAAATGAAATGCACCAAACAGCAATTTCAAAATTTATGCAACGATGCAGTAACCAAAGCTCAACTTACAAATTGTTTGAATATTTTATTAGCCACAAAAATTATTCACAAAAATATTTAACAACAGGGGCTACGGCCCCTCCTTTTGGAGAAATTGATATGACAAAATCTTTTAAATACAACGATGGTGGACGCTCACAATATTTCAAAGGCAAAAATGCTGGTGATTGCGTTGTCAGAGCTATAGCAATTGCTTTAGAGCTTGACTACAAAACTTGCTACGACGAACTAGCGTCCCTTAACAAAGAAACTGAGGGCAAAAAAACGGCTAGAGGCGGTACGCATAAAGCCAACTACGAAAAGTTTCTAAAAAGACATGGTTGGGTTTGGCACTCAGCCCCAAAGCTAGAGGGTAGAAAAGCTCGCTACTACGATATGCCTAACGGCAGAATCATTATGCGAATGGCGAGACACCTTTCGGCACTTGTTGAACAAGAGATCCATGACACATGGGACTGCTCTTACAAAATGGTTTATGGGTATTACGCAAAACCAACAAGCTAAAGAATAGGGGCTGGTGTGTGCCAGCCCCTTTCTCATTACTTGCCGCTGTAACTCATGGCGGCTTTCCCCATTTTACCATATGGGGCTTTGTCAGCCATGCCAGCGTATTTAATGTCCGACTTGTCTGGCATAGAACCAGCAGTTGAAGCATTTTCGGGTGGGCAAGCTTCCATGATGGATTGCGAACCGCGACCCGCACCTCTTAATATAGCCATTCTATTATCCTTTCTTAATTAAGCCGCTGATGCCCACTCGATAATTCGAGCGTTTGTTGCATCAGAATGAACAAGGCCAAAACCTTCCAGTGCATACCAAGCCATACCCATTGACCGTCCATAGTCAGATGGAATACGACCGCGAATTTCTGGAGCCATTGCTATGACTTCTGCCACAGTGTCAGCGCCCATGAAATAGCACCAGTCAGACTTACCATTTGTCCAGTTGTTTGTACCATCTCTTGCTGGTGAAGCGTTTACGCCACCTGACAAGATTTGGGTTTGCTCAACAAAGCGTACTGCTTCAAATCGACCAACCTCACCATTAGTAATCTTGCGATAACCAGTAGTTGTGTATTGATCAACTTGTTCTAACTCATCTTTGAGATCACGAAACGTTGTAGGTCTTGCGATAGCGATGTAATCATCACCTTCGTAAGCTGGTATGTTTCGCTCTTTCATCAAGTCAGAAATCTTACGCACGTGCGTTTTAGTCAAGCCAACGTCGTTGTTGCCTGTAGCGGTTCCATCTGTGTACAACGTACCAGTTGATGCCGCCGCACCTGTAGCAACATACTTCAGCGGTGTAAGCCTAAACTTAGCTTCTGCTTCAGTGTCAAGAGTTTCACGACAATCTCTGGACAAAACATTTCTTGTAACGTCCATGACATTGTGCTTACCAAGCATATCAGTCAAGCTTGTAAACGGAACAGAGTTGCCCCATTCAACAACCGTTGCTGTAGCTTGGTTGATTGTAAAGTTAGTTTCTGCAATTGCAGTTCCTTCAGTTAAGGTAGAGCCACCAGTTGCAACCTTGGAATAAACGTTCCATGTAACAGTTGAACCGTTGTTTAAACCTTTATCTGCAAAGTCTTTAGCATCGCAGAACTGACGGAATTTAGTAGACGCTCGTACTTCCATGCGTAAAACTGAGGACAGTTCATCAGCATATAGATAGCCGCCAAGCGTATTGGTAGACCATAATTGTCCAGCCATTTATGCCTCCTATTTCTGTTAGGCGTTAATAAATGGGCAAGTTCCTAGCTTCGCGTTCCTCACGAATAATCTCTGATTGAGTTTTAGGACGTGGGGTTCCACGACTAGGCGTTGCCGCGCTCACTTTTCGCGGTTGTTTTGCTGTGCCAGCCTTTCGATTTTGCTTGTCAGCTAAACCGTCTGTCTGACCGTCTGAACGTCCATTGTACCAAGAACGAGTCTTAGCCCCACCATCCATAAGTAAATCCTGATATGATTTAACACCGTAACCAGCTTGTCGCGCTTCCCTGTGGCGTTCCCACCACGATTGTATAGGCGCGGCGTTAAGTTGCTGTTCTGTATAACCTAAACTCATAAGATCTTCTTTTAAGCCTTGGTTAACAAAATTAACGGCGATAGATTGTAGGTTTGGATCTTCCTTGATCTCTGGGTATTCAGTTAACGCATTGTTCAGCGCGGTTTGATGCTCTGTTTGCTCACGAACAATAGCCGCCGTCATTTGTGCAACTTGATTTGGATTTAGTTGCTGTTGACCTTGACCACTGCCTCTAAGCTGTGTGACTGCATCTCTGACTTGCGATTCATCGCCATACATAAAAGCATTTACAAGAGCGTCATCATCATTGGTAGACACTGGTTGTTGCTCTTGTACTGGCGCTTGCGGTTGTGGTTGCATTTGCTGTTGCTGTTCAAACTGTAATTTCAGTTCGTTAGCTTGGCGTAATGCCGCCGCCGCATCTTGAAATCGCTTGTCAGCCGCACGTGACTTTTGCGCTAATTTCAAAACTTCCGCTAATGGCTTACGTTCCTCTTCACCATCAATGATAAGAGTATGTAAGTCATCGCCCTTAGAACTAGCTTCAGTTTTAGGCGTGGGTTGTTCAGAAGCTGACCGCCCTTGGGGTGGGTCTGCTTGCTGTTGACCGTCCTGTTCCTCTGCTTCTTCTTCGGTATTGTCATCAATCGCATCCAATGAGGGTAGCGTCGATTCATCGTTTAGTTGTTGGCTTCGACGTGCCGCCATTGCATCCTCAATATTATTGCGGTGCAAATCTTGTACGTCATACTCTGGCTTTTCAGCCGGAGCCTGTTCTGCCTCAACATTAACATCCTCATTATCGAGGGTAGTTTCTGTATCAGACATTCCTTTTCCTTGGTTAAAATTAAAGGCTTTCGCCCTACAAGTCCTCGACTTGTTCCGCCTCGACGATCTCACGGTAGGCTTGTCTGCCATCGTTTATGATCTGCTCGATATCTTGTTGCATACAATCGAAACGTTTTATTTCGGCTTGTGTACGTCTAATCTCTGATGCTTGTTGCTCTGGGCATAAATCGACCAGCTTTTCTTTTAACTCGTCAACACGCTCTACCATGCGCCCAAGCACATACTTGAATAACGGTGTTTCTAACTCTGCTTCTATATCTGCGCCTAATCTAGCAAGGCCCAGCAAATCATCATGTGGTGTCATTAAACCATGTTAGGCGGTAATGTTGGCAATGGGTTAGCATCTAACTCTGGCGCTTGTGGCGGCATATAGTTAGGGTAGCTATCTGCTTGCGCTGGTGAACTAAATTCGTTTGCGGCGGCTAACCCTGCACCGCCAACGATGCCATATTTAGCTAAAATGTTTACAAGGTCTTCATTAAAAATAACGTAATTATTTGTACCGCTTTTTACAATTTCCGTTTCAAAACCTTTTTCTTTGTAATTATCAGCTAGTTGCTCTGCCTGTCGTTTAGAAGTAGCGGATATTTTTTCTGTGTCATATGGCCCTTTTTTATTAAATAATTTTATTTCATATGGCGCATTTCTTGAATCGGCATCTAAATATCTCATCCCATTAATGCCCTCTCTGTTTAAAAGATCAGACATCATAACTTCCCCACTTTTGTATTCTTCCTTTATCCCTTTTCTAATTTGATCAGTTGACATATCAGCTTTAGGGGTAAATTTTTTGGGATTTAATTTTTCGGATATTAACCGATATGCGTTTGATCCAGACGCATTATCAGATAACCCCATATGTCGCATTTCTTCTAAAGTTAATTTGCCAGTTTGCCAACCGTTTGGCGGTTCTGTGTTAGGAAAATTTTTGTACGCAAAATTTTTATAAATATTTCTAATTGCGTTTTGCACTTTAACAGGTTGATCTAGCAACGGCTCATCATAATCTAACATATCATCTAATTTTGATTGAATTGCTACTTTGTATGTTTTTCCTTTATTTTTTTGCAACCCGCCACGTGCTTTTATGTTTTCTAGCAACGCTAAATCTTGTGCGGCTAAAATACCAGCCTCTTCATCAGGGGCTTTGTCTATTATGTCGGTTGCCCTTTCAATCGCTTTATCAATATCACCATCATTTTTGTTGAGATTAGCCCTAACGTTTAAATTCTTTATTGTGTATGAACCATCCGACAATTTTTCATATGGATCAAAGACTTGCCCATCAACCGTTACAAACGAACTCTGGGTTAATTTATCTTTATAGCCTGTCGCTATGTCTTCTAAATCAGTGTAATAAAGACCATGCCCAAATGCTTGCGCCCCTTCGCCTGTTCCAATTTTGTCCATCTGAAATTTGTCAAAATCATGCGGCGAACCGTGATAGGCAACAATCTCATCTACTTGCGGCAACGCATCATCACCTTGTCTTCTCAACGCACTTGACCCAAGCACCGCACCCTGTGGCAACCTACTAATGAGACTGCCCGCCATTGTGTTTATTGCTGGATTAGTTGCAAACAAACGCTCTAACCCTGACATATTCTGACTAGCAACTGGATCTGTTGCCCTAGCATACTGCGCCATCATCTCTGGCAAACTAAAACCTTCTGCAACTGCTTGACCACCTTGCATAACTGCTTGCAACAACGGCGCTAACTCACCGCCGCCTCGCGGTTGCGCCACTGGCACTTGCCCAGCAGTGTCATAAGCTATTAATTGTCTAGGTTGCACCCTTGCAACTGGCGGCAAATCGACCATTACATGACATTGACGTTGCTTGCATTAGGCATCAATCGCGCTCTAGCTAGATCAAGCTTAAATCCTTGCTCTGCAAGTGCGGCTTTGCCCTCAACATCCATCTGCGCTTTTTGTGCGTCCATCTGACCCTTCATCTGCGCTTCTGCTAGTTTAACTTGTCGGTCTATATTCTTGTCTTTTACTTGACCCTGTAGCTGTTGGATAATCTGACCCATCTGGCCTAACTGCGCTTGTAGCTGTTGTATGCGTGGGTCTTCGCCCTGACCGTCTTTGAAGTTTAAGAACCGCTGACCGTCTTTGTATCCAGCCTTGCCAAATATCTCTGACGCTATTGCTTCCACGCCTGACGTTTCCAACACATTAGGCCCATACAGTTGCACCAGTGGCGATACAAGCTGACCGAACGTCTGCATAGCAAGCGCAAACTTGCGACCTTGCATTAATGGATCTGTGCCGCCTATGCCTACGTTTACATTTACCGTTAACTCACCCTGCAACAGATCGTCAGTGATTTGGTTTATGCCATACTTCTGAAACAAGTCTGCCTTTTCAGCCGCCAATGCTAGCACAACGCTGTCAGTCTCATATGCTTGCTCTAAATGCACCATCTGACGCAACACAGGCTCGACAAACGACTCACTAAATACACGCAAGTCATATTCCATTAGCGTGTTGCTTTGCCCTGACAACATTGCCATGCCGCCGACTGTTTCATTCATACGGCGATTAGACTGAATACTGCTGTTATTAAAATTACCAGCTAGTTCGTCAAAATCTAGGTTGATCCTGTCTTGCTCTGCATAAGCCTGACTGTTAACTGGCGGTGGAGCCATCTCGATAACGTCAGTAGCTGGATCATCCATTGTAATAACTTTAGCGGGTGATCTATTCATTAATGCTGGCACAAGCGCCTTGTTACCACGCCTTACCTTGACCATAGGCGTTAGGCTAAACTTCAGTGCGTCCATGCGTAGGTTTGCTAAGTCGTTTGACTCTTGCTGTAGTGGCCCTAGCATTTCCACACGGCTCGATGGATATGGCTTAAACGCTTCGATGTTTGAGTAACCAACGACCACAGGCCTGTCACCGTTTTTGCAGTGTAAATACACTTCGCCAACTGGTGTTGGATCTGTCAGCATTGCCGCCGTTGCCAGCGTGTAATAGTGGTAGTCTTGATCGCCGCGCTTTACGAAGTTTTCATGCACAAACACAACTTCGTAATCATCAATCGGCGCATCCGTGTCACGTCTGCTTGGCCCATCAAACATATTTCGTGCATCGTCTAAATCAGCGGCATCCTCTTCTTTGCCTTGCTGTAGCGTTGCATCATCCAGTTCTTTCCATGCTGGCTGACCTGTCTTGGGGTCTGCATCAACCATCATTTGCTTAACATCAATAGCAAACATAGGCCGTCTGACGATAAGATATGGGCTACTGCCAACAGGGTCTAGCCAATCAGCCGCTGGATCAAACAAAATGTTTTCTGGCTCTATTGGCTCTATGACAGGTTCATCT